GGAAGCCTCAGTTGTCTTGATTGGGTCAATGTCATACTCACCACGGGCAGTACCCTGAATTGTCCCAGTCAATGTAGTAGTATTTGTAAAGGCAGTTATTAAAACTTCTACATCAAACCAACGTAATCTTAATCCAACATAAGCTGATGTAAAATATGCAGCACTAGAAGTTACAGTTACCGACCCAGTAGTACCACTAAGTGATAGCGTCACTGTATCATCAGCAAATTTATAATACGGTTGGTAGGTTTTGTCAGAGTTAATAGAACTCAAAAATGAAAAAGCGGCACGTGTAAACGTAGTTGCGCCAGTTCTTGTAACTATTTGAGTTGCCATTGTTGGATGACAAATGATCATAACATCCGCTATTTGCGTATATGTTATGTCAAAAAGAATACCTGTAGTCCAAGGACACCCAGTAATTGTTTGATGCAGAGTACCAGTTAACGAGTAGATTCGTAATTCAGTATTGCTAAAGGCAAAAACATATCTTTCATCATACGAAAAATCAAAAGAAATAAGCCTAGATTGCCCAGCCAGTGTAGCAAGATAGCTAGTTCCTGATCGACGACCAACACCACCTTGGTTGAAGATCATAACATTGCGCAGTTTCTTGGCACCATTCTGATATGCGCCAGTATCGACGCGCATATTCATCTTTGGATGCAATTCTCCAGAAGAAAAGTTTGTCTGGATAGATTTAATACCCATAGTCAGATACCCCGAACGCTGCGTCTAACTTGAATAAAGCGTTGTACATTCAGCTTCCTTGATGTCTGGCTTTGACTATCAAGACCACGCGCAATAGCAAACTGCCGATCAGCTTTCTTGCTCATTAATTCAGCCAGTTCTTCTTGCTGTGCTACTGAATAACCAAAGATAGATGCAAGTTGTAGCGTTACTGCGGTTACAAAATACGGAGGCCAAAGGTCTTCTTCAGCTTGGAACGTATAGTCCATATAAATTTCTTCTTCAGCAACCGCATCACAATAGACTTTATCTTGATAGCGATCATATTCAATTGGTGTAGCACTTGAATAAACGCCATGAACAAGGATTGTATCTGCTGGAATTTGATACGCCGCACTCCAACGAGCGTCTGGCACATCAACAAGTCGGGATAACTGGGACTGCCCTGAAGCAAAACGCCACCGATGCCGCGATAGTAAGTCACGAACCGTATCATCATAGATGTTTGAAGCTACGATAGCCTCTGTGGTTCCATCTGCAAAGGATGTCAAAGGAGATGCGCCAATCAGAACCAATGCTCTAGCGCAAATATCAATGCTGGTTATAGCCATCTTGGTTCCTTATTAAAAAAGGGTGAGACTGGGACAAGCAGCCTCACCCTCATTAACGGGTTAGTGGGAGGGTCACACCCGTATATTATGTTCCATTGGTCGTCGTAACAGTAGTAGCAAATGTTGCAGAAGTTACAACAATTACATCGACTGTATGAGTACCACCATTAGAACCCACGACAATAATTACGTCCTGAGTCTTAAAGTTTTCGTAGGCAGTATTAAAATAACCGGATGCAATAACAGTCGCGATTGCGTCTGCTGTTGTATACATCCAAAGATTTCTTGCACCACCAGAAGTCTTGGTAAGTCCTGAAGCAGCAAAAGCCATGATGATTACTCCTTAATTTGAACTTCGTACACACCAGTCGTGTCAATCAGAACAGTACCCTGTGACATGGATGATGTGACGAGATTGGAAGCCTTCTCTGGAACGTAATTAACTTCCGTTGCCACGTCCTGACCAGAAGCAAGACCAACCGAAGTGCGATGGTAGGCAAAGCACTTACGAATTGTCGATGCAACCGACAGACCAGAGTGAGTCATCCACATGAAGCCGAGCCAACGCTTGGCAACCATGCCGCCCTTGTAAGGCAACTCATCATAGCCAATGAAGTCTGCATCAGAGAATGCGCTGATCGAAAGAAGATCAACCCAGCCAGCAGGAGAGATAACAAAGTAACGCTCACCATCATCAGGCACGTCATTGGTACCGAAGTATTCAAAGACGGTATTGATTTTGGTTGATGTTAAACCATCAGAGCCAGCTTCAGTAATAGTGTTCGAGGTCGTATCAAGAGTTGTGATGATTAGATCATCAGACTTTCGACCAAGAGCATTAGCTGCTGAAGTAGCAACAATCTGACGCTCGTCAATGTTGATCTTCAACTCGTCGAGTTTATCAACATAGTCTGCTGCATAGTAATCAGCGACTGTGCATTCGACAGCGGTATGGTCAATGCTCATCGTCGGGACGTTACCATGACGGCCCTTGGTTGCAGCAGTACCCTTACCAACTTTCTGGAAGGTTGTAGAAGTTCCGTTTACGTTGCTCTTAAAGCGAACGGTATTGCGCAGTTTAGAGCCAGCACGTTGATAAGCAACATGTACCTCGGACTCAAACTGCTTGATAAAAGCCTGATCAATGGTCGTTGCCATGATGGTTCTCCAAGAGTTAAGTTACCAATTTGGGTTCCAAGGTTATCCAAACTCGATTTATCAAGTTATCCTTACGGGCTTGACTACGCGAATACGGGCCTCATTACCAACGCTTCTATCTAAAAGAGATAAGTTTCAATGGACAGGACGAACAAATAGTGTGCCGCCCTCTACAAAACCTAGCTTCTTATAGAACTTTGCTGTGGCTTCTGGATTAACTCGCGTTGTTTCACCAATGCGTATCTCTCTAATAGGCTTGGACACTGCCCATTTAGTATAGAGATTCATTAATCTAAGAGCCGCAGATGACCCACGATATTCAGGAACAATATACACACACAGGTCTGATGCAAATTTTTCATTTGAAAACCAGTACTCGCTGACGAACCCAATCATCATACCAATTACTTGATCTTCTTTAACAGCAACAGCACCGAACCAATTAGGGTCGTTCAGTACATTATACGCAACGCCTACTAAACTATCTGAATCAAATGAAATTGCACTGTATGCGCTTTCATTGTGCATATCCTGTCCCAGAGCAATACAAGAATGTACATCTTCTTTTGTAATCGCTCTGATTATCATGCTCATCCTCTAAATTTCTTCTGGAAGAATGAGTCTACCTTCTTGATATAGTCCATGTTTCTATCAGCAGGATGCCAGTAGCGACGATCATTCATCATAGTCTTGACGTCTTCTTCACTGGTTTGCTCTGGATTCTCTGCATAAGCATCAGGATTATCAGTTGAACGCATCATGTTCATCAACCTTTCCATAACTTTAACGCCATCTGCTGTCGAACAAATGCGTTCGACGGTAGAAAGTTCAGCGTTACTGAAGTTCTGGTTAGCCCAAAGTCCTACTGCTTCTGTCCGAGCCTTGGCATTATCACCAAGAGCCTTCATTTCGGCATCATAATTAGGTATCTCAGACATCTTGGCTTCAAGATAATTCTGAATACCAATCTTGAATGTATCCTGATCAAAAGCGTTATCGTGTGCAAACTCTGACCACCATTTGGTTAGTGGATGGGCAGCCATCTCTTGAACATTAATGCCCTCAATTTCTGGAAGTTCATATTTTTCTGGAGATTCGGGACGACCATTGATTGCTTCAGCAGACAACTCGTCAATCAGCATATTACGAAGGTCATCTTCTTTAGTTCTGAACTTTGTCTCCAATTCACCATAGCTTTTTGCCAGCAAATCATAAGCTGGCTTGTCTTCTACCCAGAATTTCTCTGGCAACCAATCAGGTCTAAGAGGCGCAGCAGTATCAACTACTACTTCTTCTGTATTAATTTCAGCATTTTGGTCACTGTTATTGGAGATAAGTGATTCAGACATGGTTCCCTCTCGCTTTGCGTTGCTCAATAATAGCCACAAGGTAACGCATACCCTCGCGGTGCATCAGTTCATTCGGGGTTATATTGGGGCCGCCGACAGCTTCAATTGTGATTGAACGCAAATAGCGGAGAACCTCTACTGCACCAGCACTAGAGAAAATCCCCGCTATTAATTTATTGAGTTCGTCTTCTTTCTTCTGGGTGCGACTAATTCCGTCACATCCCACCACTAGGTGGGGCTTGGCTAGGGCCACTTGGAACTCCTTGCGCCTGTTGCGCTTGCATAGATTGTGTTAACTGCGCGACAAGTTGTGTTCTTTCTTCATCTGAACGAAGCAGACGCTCTGGAACGCCAAACTTATCGGCAAGATATTTAGCAGCATCTTCAGATTTTACAAGCAGGTTGATTAATTGTGGGCCAAATCGTGTGCCTACAAGTTCAACAAAGCGGTCAAACGCCACAATATCCTGCTGTGCTTGAGCCTGTGCCAGTGGAGAAGTAGAGCGAACCTTTACTTCACGACCATTTACAGTAGGAAGATTGATTCTTCCCTGCTTTTTCAGGATAAAAATTACACGACGAAGCAGTGGAGTAACCATCTCTGCCTGTAATCTACCGAATGCAGCACCAATCTGTCGTGACAAATCAGCCATACGCTGACCAACCTCAGTCGCACTCATTGGAGTTTTGTCTGGGTTGCCAAGCATATCGTTATAGAGTGCCTTACGAATATTCATGCGCATATCCGACAGCACAAGCTGTGCTACATCAAAGTTTCCTGCCCCTTGAACAGCCCTTAAACCATTCGAGCCGGGCGCAACTGGCATAACAGTGCCGGGCAGAAGCTGAATTGTATCTACATTAATGACGCCATCGTCCTCAATTGTGTAGATTCCGCTGATTGCCATCTGTGCAT